AAACATAGGGGGACGGAATAGCATTGCCGGTGGTGGGGTGCTTAGCAAGGAAGCCAAACTCGCTGATTGCCTGCTCGCACTGGATCCACCGTGCCACACTCTGAGCGTATTGTTCGATAAGCTGAGTAGTTACTAACTGTGCGCACCCTCGCTCCTTGAGCCATTGCCATGTATTGTTGAAAATCTCCGCCGCCAGTGTTGTGGAACCGTCTTTCTGTTTCGCGCTAAGATAGCCTCTTGGTTTTGGCATTGATTCTCCGGTAAGCTCCGTCATGTCTGTAAAGTCCATGATGGTCAACTTTCGATTACCGGGATTGCCATCTAAAATTTTGTCGGCGAGGGCTTTCTTTTTTTGCCCTGAGCCGATTCTTGCACCGCCCCTGTTGGTGCCGTCTTTTGCCATATTCATCACACTCCTTACCGATGGGGGATATTAGCCGTTTGAAACTGCGATTTCTCACGCGAAGCCCCACGCCGCTGTCCGCATAGGAAGGTCGTAGAGATTTGACCCGCCCCACGGTCACCGGTCACCGAGCTCGTGATGGATCTTCGTGTGGCACGACTGACACAGACTCATAAGGTTGCTGGCGTCATGTGTCCCGCCTTGAGAAATAGGAAGGATATGATGCACTTCCTCGACCGGTGTTAGTCGGCCTTCCTTGAGGCACTGCTCACACAGAGGGTGGGCCGCTGCGTACCTGTCACGGATGCGCTTCCAAGCCCTGCCGTACTTACGGTTGACGTCCGGGCTGCGCTCGTACTTGTTGTACTGGTCTCGGTCCAGCTTCTCGTGCTCCGGGCAGAAGCGTCTGTCGGTGAGCCTTGGACAGCCGGGGTAAGCGCAGGGCTTCTTTGGACTCCTTGGCACTGGATCACCTCCGTTTCCTGAAGATCTCACGGAGTTTGTATTTGATGATGTACCAGCACTGTTCCAAAGCACTGACTTTTCTGTACCCCATTGATTACCTCCGTTTCGTTGCATAACAAAAGCCCTGCAGGAGAGGGCTCCCACAAGGCTTCCGTAGGTTTTACTTTGTCCATCATAATACTATCATAAGAGGCGACTCTCAATCTCTCTCATTTACTCTCATGATGGCGGCAACACAGGAAAGTGCCGTATCGTGCATCCGGTAAATGTGCTGGATGCTGTAATGCATCTCCACCGCAATCTTCTCCCACGAGAGGAAGCACAGATATCGCTTCTCCAGCAGGGTTTGCAGCTCGACATCCGAAACAGCACGGATTGTGGCCATGATTTCTTTTTTCAGTTCGACCAGATCTTCGACATCGTGTTTCAGGCTTTCCTCAACCTCGATAATCTTCAAAACGGCCCGTTCTATTTTGGAGCCGCCACGATTCGGGTTTCTGGGCATGTCGCTGTAAACGACGGTGCAGGATGTGGCCAGATCATTTAAAGACTCGATCTGCTGGAGCTTGGATTTTATCCGCATATCCAGCGTCCGGGCCTGTGACAGGTATTCTTTAGCGGTCATTTCGTTTCTCCTTCCGCAGCTTTTTGATGAGGAATTCCGGATCGACTTTTGACAGGACACCGAACCAGTCGGAGCGGAAAAAACACTCGATTTCCTGTAGTTCCCGCTCGTCGTCGGTTAGCCGGTAATCCTTGACCGCTTGTAGAATGATGGCGTTTGCCAGTTCTTCGTATGGGTTCAAAGTCGCACCTCCGAATTTGTGATCACTCGGATTGGCGAAGATTGTCGAATTTTGTCGTTAGATTTTCAGATTTGCCTTGACCGCAGCGATAAGTGCTGACTGCGTTTTATCCTTGGCCTTCAGAGCCCGGAGTATTTGCTCGTCGATGGTGCCATCCGTCACGATATGCTGGACGATTACGGTTTCCTCAGTCTGACCTTGCCTCCAGAGCCTTGCTATGGTCTGGGAATAGAGCTCCAAGGACCATGTGAGGCCGAACCAGACGATGGTGTTGCCGCCGGTCTGCAGATTGAGGCCGTGTCCGGCAGAAGCCGGGTGAATCAGGGCTACCGGAATTTCGCCGTTGTTCCACCTGCGGATACTGTCGGCCTTGTCCAGCTTGGAAAACGGAATATGCCTTTCATGCAGCCGTTTCATGATCCGCTCCAAATCATGCTGGTACCAATATGCCACCAGAAGGGGCTTGCCGTTTGCTGACTCGATAATGTCCTCCAAGGCGTCCAGTTTCTGCTCGTGTATCGGGACCGTATTTCCGGCATCGTCATAAATGGCACCATTGGCCATCTGTGAGAGCTTGCCGGAAAGGGCTGCGGCATTGGCAGCGGATATTTCACCGTCCGGCAGGTCCAGAACGAACTGCTTTTTCATTTCATCGTAGGTGTCCTGCTCGTCGGGGCTGAGATAGACCTTGTATTCGCTGGAGATGAGTCTCGGCATCTTCAGATGGTCCGTGGATTTCATCGAAATCGTGATATCCGAGATTTTCCGGTATATGGCTTGTTCGGCACCGGGCTTCGGACGGTAGCTGTAAACGATCTGGCCGTTCATGGCGTCCGGGACGAAATACTCCTGCCGATAATAGGTGATAAATCGACCGAGGCGTTTTCCCATGTCGATGACCTTGAACTCAGCCCACAGATCCATCAAACCGTTACTCGCCGGAGTGCCGGTCAGCCCAACAACTCGTCTGATTCTGGGCCGCACCTGCATCAGGGCTTTGAAGCGTTTTGACTGGTGGTTTTTGAAGGAAGAAAGCTCGTCCACCACGACCATGTCGTAGTCAAACGGGAGCTTGCTTTTCTCAATCAGCCACTGGACGTTCTCCCGGTTGATGATGTAGATGTCGGCCTTCCTCGTCAGAGCTGCTTTTCGCTCGGCCTCGCTTCCGACCGCCACTGAATAGGTCAGGTCGTGGAGCTGGTCCCACTTCTGAAGTTCTGCGCTCCAAGTATCACGAGCTACACGCAGCGGTGCGATGACCAGCACTTTGTGAACCTCGAAGCTGTCAAACAGTAGATCCGAAATGGCGGTCAGGGTGATGCTCGTCTTGCCAAGGCCCATGTCCAGCAGTACCGCAGCGAAGGGGTGCTCCTCGATGTAGTTGATAGCGTACCTTTGGTACTCATGCGGTTCGTATTTCATCAAGTATCCCTCCAATCTGCTCCGGATCATCAAGGACATACACCTTGAAGCCCAGCCGCCGAAGTAATCCGTGTCTGGCTACCTGCAAAGGTCTCGGTTCCTTGCCCGGTGCTTTGACCTCCACGAAGCCGATCTTGCCTCCGGGGAGCAGCACCAGTCGATCTGGCATTCCATCAAATCCGGGGCTCACAAGTTTCGGGGCTATGCCACCGCTGTTTTTCACGGCTTTGACTAAATGTTGTTCTATGGTTTTCTCTCGCATAATGTTCCTCCATCAGGGGATTAAAGTGGGTGGAGTGCAGGTCGTGAACCTCATATCGGTAACTTTTCTTATATGTTGTTTTTTCAGGGCTATAAGAAAAGTTTTAGAATAGACCTTCACGACCTGCACTTTTGCCGTTACTCCATGAAATCAGACTTGAGCTGCAAGCCAGAAATCATGATTCCGGCACTGGTTTTGCGCCGCACGAAACCAGCCGCTTCCAAGGCAGCGTAAAAATCGGTCGTGCTGCGAATATAGTCGCCCACCTGCATACAGTAGCTGCGGTATGCAGTATAGAACTCGCCGGATTTGGTCTTGCCGTCCGGATCAATCACGCAGCACTCATCAAAGAACTGTGAGAGCCAGTCGTTGTTCTCTCTGTACTTGCGAGTGGCTTCCTCAACTACAGCGGGTTTGATAACGTGATAGTCCCGCTCGATCACACGTTTGGCACCGGCCATGATCCATTTGAGGATGGCACCACCGGCCCTTGCATAGAGGTGGTCAGCATAGTTCTTGATGTCCGACGAGCCCTCGATCTTGGCGTTGAACGGGATCACAATCAATCTGCGCCACGTTCCGGCATCAAGAGCACCGACCTTCGGCAGGTGGTTCGTGTAAAGCACAAGGGTGTGGCTCGGCACAAAGCTGAACGGGTCCTTGTATTTTTTCTCCGCATAGATTTCGTCAGTGGAACTGAGCTGCTTGACATTGGCGGTGGAAAGGCGCATTCCTTCCTCCAACTCGGCTGCGATTATGAGCCGCTTACCCTTGGCCTCAGCCAGCTCCGGCTTCACGTTCCGCTTGCAGCCGACGGTCAGGGTGTCAGCGGACAGGTTTCCACTATAGGTGCCCAGCACACGGGCGAGAGTGTTCCAGAAGGTAGATTTACCGTTGCGGCCCTCGCCGTAAGCGATGATCAAGGCCTCTTCGTAGACTTTCCCGATAGCGGACAGACCGGCGACTTCCTGAACGTAACTAATGAGTTCACCGTCACCGCAGAAGAAGGTCTCCAGAGCGTCCTGCCAGATTTCGCCTCCCTCGTCGGACGGGTCCACGCTCGTCTGTTTTGTGATGTAATCCGTAGGGGTGTGCTCATGTGCCGAGACAGGACCGATGCGAAGGTCATAGGTTGCCGATGGGGTGTTGAGCAGGAACTCATCTGCATCAAGCTGCCTCTGGTCGATCTCCACCATCGGGTGCGTTTCCTTTAAGGCAGCAGAGATGTATTTGGAGTCCCGACGTTTGATGGCGTAGTTGCGATAGGTCGTGGCGTTCTCATACTTCTGGAAGGAACGAGCCTGTTCCGAGCTGAAAGCCATAGCCGCCTTCTTTGGCCCCATCGAGGCCAGCAGCTCCCATGCGCCGTTTTTCACCATCTCATCGGTGGCCTTCTTGATCTCGGTTTCTGCCTCCTCAAGCTGGCGGGTGGTAAGCTCCTGCGCTACGGCCTGCGCCTTGGGCTTCGACTCTTCCCAGAACCGACCGTTGTAAACAAGAAAGTCGGTCGAGGGCGAATAGCGCAGCTTGCCTTCGTATTCTCGTGCAAGGACTGTGGCCTGTCCGACGTCGGAATAGTCGGTAGGCTTGAGCTGCAGGTCCTGATTGTATTGCTCCGGAGGAATGTAGCCTTCCTGTGCGGAGACCTTCTCGTAGAACCGCTGTGCGCTGCGCCAGATGCTGTCGAGTTCCGACTGGTCCAAAGGCGGCTGGCAGCAAGCGGCCACTTCCGCAAAGTGCTTATGTGCTTCTTCGGTGTTGCCGAAGCGTTTCAGAATGCGTCCGGCATAATGGGACATGGTGGCGTTACGGCTTCCTTCGGGAATGACGATATCGCCGTAGCTGCCGGAGTCCATGTTGGCGTCGAAATCGTCGTCAGCAAGGAAAGTGGTCAGCGTCATCGGCCCATCGAAGATCTCAACTTCCGGCTTCTGCGTTCCGAAGAAGAACCGAGCAGCGTCGAGAGCCTTGGTGTCGAAGTACGGAAAGATACTGTTGACCAGCTTTTTCATCTCGCTGTACTGGCCGGGGTCGGTGATCCGGTCGATGGCGAAGAAGACGTGGAACTTCGGCCTTGGGGCTTTGCCGCCTTTTTTCTTCATGTGATTGCGGCTATAGTGGACCGCAAAAGCCACACCGGGGAAGGCGTTAGCAACATCAGAAGGATAGACCCATTCTTCTGGTTCGTCGCTATGGTCGTTGTCGCAATCCACCGGCAAACAGTCGGAACCAACGAAGTTTTCGTTGCTGCGGTAATTGCCCTGATACTCGGCGCAGACATAATCGTGTGTTACCGCCTGAAGTAGAGCATCCTTTCCGGTGACCTCGACCTTATGCGGGTAGGTGCAGTTTCCGGGGATCTCCAGACAGTCGGCATGGAAAAGAGTGAATTTCATTGTGTTACCTCCTCGCAGGTCTCGCTGAAGTAGCGGATTCGGTGTCCCTTCCAAGTTGCTCTCTTGATCTCGGCCTCCATGCCCTCGGAGATCCGGTCACCGAAGACCCACATTTCGGCACATTTACTCAAGATGGCATTCCCGAAGAACAGCCCCAGCTCACGTTCCTTGGGATTGTTGTCGTCAAGGAACTGCGGGAACAGCAGGTGCGGTGCGATGGGAATGTATCCGGCCTCCACTGCAAAACGGCTGTATCGTCTGGCGGCAGCAGTGTTGTTTTCAATGTCTCCGGCATACGGGCTGCAGATATACACGATGGGCCTGAATGCTCGGAGAGCTTTTTCTTCTTTTTCAATGGCACAGAAGGCTCCGAATGCTGTGGGATCGGCATAGCTTTCTGCGTTTTTGTATTCGGCCATGATAGGCACCTCCAATCTAAAGTTCTCACTAACCACTGGAGGGTTTAGCGGTATTTGAACGAATCAGAATCAGTCTTTTTTATAAAACATGGTCTCGTAGCCATCGGCACGGAGCTTGAGCCCATTTGCCCACGGCGGGGTCCGGCCCATCTGCTCACAGAGAACCTTCAGGTCGACGCCGGGGTTGGCTTCGATGACCAGCTCGTCGTGAATGTGCATGGTAATGAAGCAGTGCGACAAGGTCCGCATGGCGTAGCAGAGAATGTCACGGGAGGTGGCTTGGACGATGTTCTCCACGAGCTTCGGTCCGTAGGTCTCCAGCCGCTCCCACTTCTTTGTGCCGCCGACGCCTTCGTAGGTGATACACTCGCCGCCGAACTGGTTAGTGCCGAGCTTGGGCTTTACATAGGAAAGTCGTCTGCCGGACGGGAGCGTAATGAAAAGCATCCCGCTCTGGTAGCTGAACTTGACACCGCAGACTTCACCGTCCATGTGGTACTTCACGGCATTCATGGCTGCCCGGTCGATATCCCACCAGAACTTCACGATGTTCTGGTTCGAGTTTCGCCAAGCAGTGACCAGCGGCTGAAGCTCGTCTTCCGAAAGGCCCATCTCCAAAGCCCCCATCGCTTTGAGGGCTCCAACCGAGCCTCCATAGCCAAGGGCAAGTTCTGCGATTTTGCCTTTTTGCCGCAGGTGGCCATTCACGCCATGCTTTTCAACGGGGACTTTGAACATTTGCGATGCGGAGGCGCAGTAGATGTCGCCGCCTTTCTCAAAGACCTCCTGACGCCAGATTTCACCTGCGAACCACGCCAGCACTCTGGCCTCGATTGCCGAGAAGTCGGAGACGATGAACTTGTATCCGGGCTTCGGCACAAAAGTGGTGCGGATCAGCTGGGAAAGAGTATCCGGTACATCTTCGTAAAGAAGCTCCACGCCTTCAAAGTCGCCACAGTGAACAAGGCCACGGGCCTCGGCCAGATCAGGAAGATGGTTCTGGGGCAGGTTCTGCATCTGAATGATGCGTCCGGCCCAGCGACCGGTCCTGTTGGCACCGTAGAACTGAAACATTCCACGGGCACGACCGTCGGAGCAGACTGCCTTTTCCATCGCCTGATACTTCTTGACAGACGACTTGGCCAGTTGCTGCCGGAGAAGGAGAACCTTTTGAAGTTCAGCCGGAGCGGTCTTGAGCATTTCTGCGACTTCCTTTTTTCCAAGGGAATCCACCTCCAGCCCGTTGTCTGAAAGCCACTGCTTCATCTGCTGCACGGAGTTGGGGTTATCCAAAGCGGTCAAATTCTTCATGGCAGCGGTGAGCTCCGCACGGGAGCGGGTGTCCATAGCGATGGCCTGACGAACCAGATCCATATCGAGGGCGACACCTCTGTCGTTGATTTCTTGATCGAGGTGGTATTGCTCCCAGACCGCTTCCGGCACAGGGAACTTGGCGAGCTTTTCCTGAATGGACATTTCGACCTCGACATCACGGATGTTGTACCGCTTGAACGAGGCCCACTTATCCGGAGCATTTTCCGGCAGATTACGAGTCCGACCACCGTTGGCCTTCGTCGGCGCACAGGGCTGGCAGAAATACTTGATGAGCTCTTTGCCTTCGGTCAGCTTTTGCTTGCCGAGACCCAGCACGGCACCGACGCCTTCCAACGAAAGCGGCAAGCCCATGTAAGCGGACCAGATCATGGTGCATTTCCATGAGGCCGGATCGAGGTAGTTGCCGACGGTGTCTTCCGGGATGCTGTAGTAGGCATTATCAAAACCGCCGTGATCCCGGAGCCAGCGGGAAAGGCATATCCTCTCGAATTGAGCATTGAATGCCCACTTCGTCACATCATCGTTTGTCAGTGCAGCGATGACCTCCGGAGGGATCGTTTCGCCACATGCAAGATCGACCACCTGTACGGGGCCGCCGTCTGTGGAATACCCGAAGAGAAGAATGTCGAAATCTGTCGCCTCGGTGTATTTGTAGACGCCGCACTTGGCAAGGTCCACGCTGCTATAGGTTTCAATATCAATACTGAGTGTTTTCATATACACTGGTCCTTTCCCAAGCCTGAAAGGGGTGGCAGGATTGCTCCCACCACCCGCAGGCCGGAGATTACTTTCTGTCGAGTTCCTTCATACGGGCTTCGTGATACTCAACCTCACGAAGGGCACGGTCCTTTTCGAGCTGCTGACGCTCGGCCTCCCACGCCGCATTGCGCTTTTCACGTTTGCGGTCGTCGATGGTGTCGATGATGGACCTGACGATCCAGAATACGGCCAGAACCAGATAGAAGGACAGAAGCAGGATGCAAAGAATCGTAGTAGCATTCATGGTGCGTACCTCCTTAAGACAGGAAATCTTCATCCGCATCGGTGGAGAAGTCAGACGCTGCGCTGGCCTTGCCGCCGAGGGGTTCGCCGTCACGGATCTTCTGCAGGTTGTTAAGCCCACAAGCGATGCCCTTGTTGCCGTTGCTGTTGAAAGCGTAGAAGTTGATGCTGGCACGACCGTACACGCCGGAGTAAACCTCGGAGCGGGTCAGGATCGGATTGCAGTCAGCATCCACGATGCCGGGAGCCGTAGCGGAGTTGGCGTTGATGAAGTAGCTGTTAGCATAAGCCGGATCATCCGGACGCTCGGTGTCGCCGTCACGAAGAGGCGTCTTGATAGCGGTCAGAGGCGGTACGGTGCGACCGTTGCCCTTGAGCTTGGCCTGACCTTCCTCGTAGGCTGCCTGAATTGCCGCCTTGATCTTCTGAACAGTCACGGTGTCAGTCTTCGGAATGATGAGGCTGACGCTGAACTTCGGGGTGCCGCCGTTAATGGACTTGGCCTCCCAGACATTGGCATAGGACCAGCGGGTCTCCTTGCCGGTGATAACCTTCATGGGGTTTGCGAGTTTAGTAGAATTTGACATATTAGTTGTCCTCCTTGAAATCATCAATAATGGTTGTCATTGCCGGTCTCTTATCGCTGTCCGGCACCAGCGTGGGTTTGCCTTGAGGCTTGGTAATCAGGCCTCCAAGGATGTCGTTGAACTGTTTCTTTCCGAGAAGCGAGGTCATGGCGGTGACGCCGAGAATCTTGTGTTCGTAGGGGTCATACCCGGCAGCGGTCACGGCTGCGATGACAGCGTTCTCGTCTGTGTACTTGCGGTTGGAGCGGCCCTCGACCAGCTTATAGCCGGACCACTGTTTACCGCTGATGGCTGCCTGAAGCGCATAGTCCTTGATGTCAGAGGCCCAAGCGATCAGCTCGTCGATGCGACCGAGGATTTCTTCGACCTCTTCATCCGTGAGCAAAGGCGGCTGCCTGAACTCAAACTTGGCAAGCTCCATGTTGGCATTGGCCCTTTCCCGGCAGTCAGCCTTTGCCTTGCAGAACTGACACCATTCGCCGCAGCGGTATTCGCCGTCTCCGTTGAAGGCAAGCTCTGCAGTAGGAGCCAGAACCTGATCGGCCCATTCATAGAGCGTTTCCTTCGGAATGGTGAAGGTGCTGACGTTGGAGCGTCTGGGCTGGTAGATCGTCATGCTGACGGTGTCGATGTCGTAGATGCAATCGAACAGCTCCAGCGCACCGAGGGCGTACAGCTTCATTTGCGGATTTTCTTCAGCCTCGACCAAAACGCCTCTGCCGTGCTTGTAGTCCACGATGTGCAGCGTTCCGTCTGCGATGATGACGCAGTCACCGGTGCCGAAGCCCTCCTCGACGTACTTGGAGTAGTCGAGTCGCTGTTCAATCAAGACCACCGGGTCCGGGCAGGTCTTCTTGGCCTCCTCGACCAGTTCCATCACGAAGGCCGCATAGCCATTGGCGCATTCCTCCATTTCGGAGTTGTACCAAGAGAGGTCTTCGGTTGGGTCCTTGGCCTCCATGCCGAGTGCCGTTCTGAGTTTGAACTCACAGAGGGCGTGGGCATCGGTACCCTCGGCTGCAAAATCACTGCCCTTGTCGTCGTAGCCCTCACAGAGCCTTGCCGAAGGTGGGCAGTTGAGCCACCTGTGCGAACTCGATGCGGAGAGAAGTGCGTGATTAGCCATCGCCCAGCACCTCCGCATCGGCTACCAGAGCCTTGTAACTGGCCGGGTCCACCTCGGAGAGCTTCTTGGCACCGTACTTCAGGAGAAGGTCACGGATCTGAGCAGTGAAGCCATCACGGGACTTTTCAGCCAGAATCGCTCTGACCTCTTCGAGCGTGAGAGCCTTTTCCGGGGCAGGAGCTTCTTCCGGAGTGTCGCTGGAACCGCCGAAGGCCTCGGTCAGCCAGTTGGCGATGCCATTAATAGAAGATGCAATATCCCGTAACTCTCGGATGGTCGCTTCCATTTCGCTCATTTTGCTCATCGTTTTTCCCTCCTTCCTGAGATTGACTTGTCTGGTCGAGCTGGATCAGCTTCCTTGCCAGACGCTTTGACACTACGCTGATTGCCGTAAGCACACCGATAAGCTCTTCGTCGGTTACGGCTTTGGTGGATCTGGACTCACTCATTGGCGGTTCCTCCTTTCTGAGGACCTGTGTTGTTTTGCTGTCCTCAGTACCCACTGGAGGGAAACCTGTGTTTTGAACGAAAAAATCCGGAATAATTTTTGACCGCCGCAGAATTATTTCCACGGCGGCCACTTAGGGGTATTAGATGAAGTCCTTAAGGGCTTCACGCAGGATGGAGAACACCTTGTTCTTCTGGTAGTTGATGGTCGACTGGCGTTTGCCCATATCGGCAGCAATTTCACGCTCCGTCTTGCCCTGCATGATGAGCTCACAAATGCGTCTGCCGTCCGGGTCAAGGCGATTCAGCTCGTCGTACAAAGCGTCGAGCAGCTCTTTATCCATAAGGATGGATTCTGCCGTGGGTGCGTCATCTGCCAGAGTGTCGCCAAGAGTAAGTTCGTCATCCTCACCGCCGATTGGGGTATCGATGGAGACTTTCTTACCGGCAGCATAGAACGGGCAGCCGGGGCAAACACCGTCGCACTTCCAAAGCTGGGCCTTGGTGCAGCGGCACTCGCCGTTTTTCTGGGCATGGTAGCGG